TTGTAGTTTAGCATTTTTAAACCATCCAGGTAAACCTACGAAAGGTCTCTTATCAAATTGATTTTCTTTTGCCATTTTAGAACCTTTTTTATTATAGTGTAAAAATACCTGACCACAATCTTTACCTTTAAATTCATCTCGCCAATGTTCTAAATCACAACCAGAATATATCAACATGTCACCTGGTTTTAAATCTACTTTGATACCTGCCTGACCTGTCTTACCTGTCGGGTCTAGATATATTGGCCATGGGTCACCACCTAGATTTAGTGTTGTGGATATCTCACATGAGTATCTATCTTTGTGTCTAGCAAGAACATCACCTTGTTTATAGATTCTTGCATAAGAATATGTCTCAGAGAGTTTTAGACCTGTATGTTTCTCCATAGCAGGTTTAACTTTCTGTAATAATGTTTCCATTAATATATCGCCATAGTGAGAATAAGTATTTGGCACTTGTTCATCATTCCATATACCATAATACTCTGTAAATGGTGATATATATCTCTCATCAAATAAAACTCTTGCGACTTTTCTTTTATTTAAAAAGTAAGAGTATGCCATATCGGCTACTTCTTTAGACACAGCATTTTTTAATACGGTGTATTTATTTTTTTTGAATGACATTTTTTCCTTTCAACTTCACAACATTTTTTCCTTTTAAGTTCATTTTGTTTTTAATTAAATTCTTAATAAAATCAGGTTTTTCTTTGGGAGAGAAATGACCTAGTATAGTTTGAATAAATGCTTTCTTGACATCTTTATTTACTTTAGGCATTTAACACCGCCTTTGGTATTGCTTGACAGTTCCAATGTATAAATCTAAACGGTTCATAACCCATATCCACAACGTATTGATGTGGCATATATGAAGGAAAGAATATCATTGATCCTGGTTCTACTTTATAATTTATTTGAGTGCTCGCATATGTTACCTTAGTTTTATCTAACTCTGGTAAACCATTCATTAAATGTCCTGGTCTAGGGTCTTCAAATAAAGGTAATGATGTTTTCTCACTTGCCTTTAGAAAATAAAAACCTGATATGTGACCATTCCAGTGTGTATGTAGTGTATGATGTCCGCCACCCTTTTTAGCAAACTCTTGTACCCACATTTCTGTTGTAAATATAGTGTAATCTTTTAGATCATATCCCATTTCAGTTAAGAGATTATATGATGTTGCGCCTATATAGTTTTGTAATTTTTTAAAATTAGGATCGCCTATTAGGGTTGTTGAGTGAAATACATTACCCATGTCACCCTTGTCACCAAATTTTTTATTTCTCTCATCTATATCTTTTTTTAAATTTTTCTTTGCTGCTTCAATATATGAGTCAGAAGCTTTATTTAACTCATTGACAAATGCAGGTTCTTTTGTGGACCATATAGGACACTTAAATAATTCTTCTCTAAATAATTCTTTAGGAAAAGTTAATTTATCTTTCTTAACTTTTGTCTTCTTCTTTTTTATATTCTTCATTTTCTTTTTCACAATACTCCTATCTAAATGGATATCCTAGATTCCATATCACTAAACTATTTCTTTCACCCCTTGTCACTGGACACACCCTATGCCACACGAATGAGGGAAATACAACCAAAGAACCCTTAGGTAATATTTCTTTACATTTTCTAATTTGTCTTTTTTTATCTGGATCATTTTGTCTAAAATCAAATTCTAATTCACCACCCTTATAGTCTTTAGGGTCTGATAGAGTGACCGTCACAGATAACTTTCTTATCTTACCATGTGAAGGATCATTTTCATGTTCCCTTGTATAGGGTCTATTCCAACTATCACAATGCCAATCATAGTATTGACCTTTTTGATATTTTGTGAATTGACAACTCTCTGAGAAATCCCATTCAAAGTTCCAACCTGCACTTTGATTTGCTCTATGAACATAGGGTTGTATCTCTTTGTAGATCCATCTATCACTCATCCAAACAATATTTGAATCTCTTTTTGTTTTTAAATCTTTGATCTGTTTTTGATTTAACTTCTTACCATCACCGTAACCACCAGTGACAGCCATTTGATGTTGTAGTTGATGACCATATTTTACAATGTCATCACATATTCTTTCTGGAATTGCTGATTGAAAATACCAATAATAATTTGTTAAGTTCATGTTATAGTCACCTTCTTTTATTGTCTATCCGTATTATAACATATTTATAATACTTTGTAAAGCGCTTATTATGCTTTGGTTATAACTAATGTACCAGAAGCAGTGAATTTGGCAATTTTATCTCCACCAGGGTGTGTTGATCCTGTAAATGCACAACAAGGACTACCAGCAAATGCAACAGCACTTGGTCCTCTAATGACCACGATACCTGAACCACCAGCTCCTGCTGATTTTCCTGGTCCTGGTTCAGCAGCACTTGCACCACCTCCACCACCAGTATTTGCAGTTCCAGAAGTACCACAACTATCTATTGAGCCACCGCCTCCACCACCAGATCCTCCTGCTCCTCCTGGAGGACCCATACCTGCGTCTCTAACTGCTCCACCTCCTCCAGCGTATGTTGTATCAGGACCTAAAATTGTATTTGGTGCTCCATTACCACCTTTACCAGCTTTACTACCTTGGGCTCCATCTTCTCCAGCAGCAGTAGCACCACCACCTCCACCACCAGCACTGTTAGGACCATTAAGTAAATCTGACTCACCACCTGCATTACCTTGAGGTGGACTTACGGGAGGAGTATTACCAGCACCTCCAGCAACTTGACTGTAGGCTGGACCTGCACCACCAGCACCACCACCAGATCCTCCAGCCACACCAGCTTTTACAGAATTTTGTTCAGAACCACCGCCACCACCACCAGCAGATTCTATACAAGCAAAAGAAGAAACACCTCCACTTCCTGCTTGAACAGCATATGCTCCTGTGGCACCTCCAGCACCCACTACTATTGAATATGTTCCTGTTGTTATGTCTAATGCAGTACCTCGTAGTGGACTAGGTCCGTAACCAGTGGCTCTATAACCACCTGCACCTCCACCACCTGCAGCTCTACTACATGACTTACCACCACCGCCACCACCAGCGACTATTAAATAATCTAAATCAACATTTAGAAATCTTGAACCATCGTCCCATGTGCCTTGTTTTCTGGCTGCAAACTGTGATCTTAGATTGAACACTCCACTTGCTTTGTTTAATTCTTTTACTATGACTACACCAGAGCCACCATTTGCTCCTGCTCCTGGTGTTTGAGAGTTATTACTTACATAAGAACCTCCACCACCACCACCACCTAAATTTGCTGTTCCTGCTGTTCCTGGACCTCCAGGAGAACCTGAACCAGGATAATCTCCACCAGCTCCTCCTCCACCTGGACCACCAGTTCCACCAGTTCCACCACCTGCAGGTCCTTGACCACCACCACCGCCACCTCCTGCATATGTGACTGGACTACCTGTAATCGAATTTGCTAAACCATTTCCACCATTTCCTGATGTAGGACCTGGAGCTCTTGGGACACCAGCACTACCAGCACCACCACCACCTCCACCAATTTCAGGACCACCTTCAGGTGCGTCACCTGAACCACCATCATTTCCTTGACAAGCTGTTCCTGATCCAGCAGTTGCACATGCTTGACCAGCTCCACCACCACCAGAACCTCCTGGTGCTCCTGCTTGTGGAGTAGATATATTTGAAGAACCACCACCTCCAGCTATTGCTGTTAAACCAAAACCTGTTGAATTATTTCCACTTGCGTCTGCGCCTGGTCTATTATCAAAAGTTCCACCACTTTGGCCAGAACCTCCTGCTCCTATTACAAGAGGATAACCTGTTGCTCCACAAACACTTATAGGACCACCACACCTAATCATTCCACCAGCACCTCCGCCACCACCTCTAGCTTTACCACCACCTCCACCACCAGCTATGACTAAAGTTTCAATAAATCTAGTTCCTGGTTGTGTTGTAAGTGTACCTGAAGATGTTTGAGATGTAATTTTATCTTTACCAAAAGAAAGTGTGTTCTTTTTTCCTATGATACCGCCGTTGGTTCTAGCCATTTAGGATCTCCTATAATGCTACCCAAGCTTTAGTATCTGCATTCCATCTATGTTTTGAATCGTCTGATATCTTAGTACCGTTCCATCTAGTGTTATCTTCATCCCAAGATATCGCATATGCTGATTGATCTCCCTCTGGATAAGTCACTGGAGCTTGCCAGTCATCACTACCATCTAGTGTCCATGAAGCATACGGTTGTGGGGTTAAAAATTTGTTCTTTGATTCATTGTACACATAACCTATTCCTGCGTACTGTTTTCTAAAATTGTTATTATATGATGTCTGTTTCCATGTTCCGCCGCCAAAGAAATTAACACACCATGTTTCACCATCAACGTGTTCGTCTGATGGTACACAATCATTTCCAACAACCACTACTCTTTTCACAACTAAATGTGTATCAGAAGTAAAACCTGTCGGATCGGTTTTTGATTCTAATTCTGCAAAATGTGCCATTGTTTATTTCCTTCTATTGTTATTTATATACTATTTATAATTAATTTTAACTTATTGTTAGTGTTCCTGATACTGTAAATCTAGCAACTTTATCATTAGCAGGACCCACACAAGTATTTACTGTATTTGTGCCAGGACTTACTGATACACCTGTCGCACTAGGTACTCTTACGACTACAACTCCTGAACCACCTGCTGCTCCAGGACCATTAACACTTCCTGGATGATATCCACCACCTCCACCACCACCAGTATTTACTGTTCCTGCAGTTCCTGATCTAGGTGATCCTGGTCCAGAAGGTGTTCCACCTTGTCCTCCCGTACCACATGGAGAACCTGCACCTCCACTTGCATTTATATATGTACCTCCTCCACCACCTCCAGCATATGATACTGCTGATCCTGTGATAGAACTACTTAAACCTGCTCCACCTCTTCCAGATTGATTATTTGCTGGTGCGTTTTGACCTGCTTCAGTTGCACCTCCTCCACCACCAGATTGACCGTAACCACCGCCACCTGCTTGAAAAGAGTGTCCTGCACCACCTGGATTACCCTCTGGAGCCATAAAGCCCCCTTTGTTTCCAGCGATATTAGTTCCTGATGATGAGTGTCCTCCACCAGATCCTCCTGTGTCCTCAGATGAACCACCTGCGGTAGATACAATTGAAGCAAATGATGAATTATTTCCACAACCACCTGCTGATCCACCTGCACCGATTGTCACAGGATAAGCACCATTAGCTAAATCTAAAACTTGACCTCTAGTAGATTCACATCCAAAAGATGTTCTTAATCCACCTGCACCTCCACCACCATCTCTAGCAGCGCCACCTCCAGCACCACCAGCGACAACTAAGAAATGAACTTTGTTATTGAAATTATCTGGATCATCAATTTTAAGTGTTGCTGATGTTTTAAATCTTGCGACTTGACACGCACCAGAATTTATTATTGCAGTTTCATTACAGGCTGAAGGTTGTGTAAAAAATATATCTCCTGCTGCTCTTGGTGCTCTTACTACGACAACACCTGAACCACCTGCTGCTCCAGTTCGAGTTCCTGTTCTAGCTTCACCAGAACCACCACCTCCACCAGTGTTCGCAGTTCCAGCAGTTCTTGCTGCTCCTGGGTCTCCACCATTTCCTCCACCACCTGCACCTCCATCTCCAGCTACGGATGGGTTAGAATTATTTGTTGAACCCCCAGCTCCACCTCCTCCAGCGTATGTTGTAGATGTTCCAGTAATATTATTAGGTGCTCCTGCACCACCATCTCCACCACCTGTACTTCCAGGTTGTCCAGCAGTTCCAGCGCCTGTGGCACCTCCACCACCTCCACCAACTGTGTTCGGAGTTCCTGATCCTGCACCACCATCACTACCTTGTGCTGGACTTACAGGAGGTGTATTACCTGAACCACCAGCATCTCCTGGTCCACCTCCACCACCACCTGATCCTCCATCTAAACCTGGTGAATTTCCTTCTCCACCACCTCCACCACCAGCTGATGTTATTGTTCCTAAAATTGAATTATTACCAGTTGTTCCAGGAGTGGCATCCGAAGCACTACAACCTCCAGATCCTCCTGCTCCACCTGCACCCACTGTGACTGCGTGAGAAGTTCCTATTTTGAAAGTTAGTGAGCATCCTCGTAGTGGACTAGGACCGAAACCAGAAGCACGATAACCTCCAGCACCACCTCCACCACCAGATTGTCCTGGATTATCATTAGAACCACCACCACCTCCACCACCAGCGACTACCATATAATCTACTGTTAATCTTCTCTTAATCCATGTATTGTTTGCTACATTATCGTAAATATCGTTTGCACTCCATCTGCCTGAAGCACATTTAGGAATTGACTCTTTAATTATTACTACTCCTGAACCACCAGCACCACCAGCAGCTGGTGTGCAATCATAAGTAGCACCACCACCTCCACCGCCAGTATTAGCTGATCCAGCGTTTCCAGCGAAAGGAGCAGATTTTGCTCCAGCAGCACCACCACCACCTGATCCTCCTGCACCAATTGTTCCATTTCCTGGTGTGAATAAACCACCTCCTCCACCACCAGCATAAGTGACGCAACTTCCTGTAATATCGTTTGCTGTTCCTGCACCACCAGCACCACCAGCACTACTTGATCCTGCAGAGCCAGCTCCACCAGCTCCTCCACCACCTCCAGATCCGTAATTAGGTCCACTATTTGATCCATTACCACCATTATTTCCTTGAGAAGGACTTGTTGGGGGTGTATTTCCAGAAGCTCCACTACCACCACCAGAGCCACCACCTCCTCCTCCACCGCCAGAACCTCCTGCTCCTGCGCCTGGGCTATTATTATTTCCTGCACCTAATCCACCACCTCCAGAGGTCAAAATAATATTTCCAACTGAACCTAAAGTTGTATCACTACCTATTACCGCTGATGTAGGATGAGTTCCTCCAGCACCTCCAGCACCAATAGTGACTGAAGTTTCCTTACCTAGAGAAACGCAAGTCGCAGTACGATATCCACCTGCACCACCACCGCCACCTAAAGTAGCTCCACCACCGCCACCACCAGCGACCACTAAAATCTCTGGTACAGTTGAAGTACAGTTTTTCTTTGTGAAAGTTCCTGAAGATGTGATTGTTGTGACCTTAGTAGAGGACGTACATACCACTTTTACAGGTCCTACGAGTCCGCCATTTGCCATAGCTGATTATTGTCTCCCTATCTATTATGCGTCATCTAGTAATTCGTAAGAAACAAAATAAGTTAAGTCATTTGCAGCTGAAGCTGTAAAGTATAACAAGTCTGTTTCATCTAAATAAATAGGATTCTCTAAGAAACTTAGGGTTGCGTCTGCTGGCACTGATATTGTGTTAGCAATCTTAACATAGTTAGAACCATTATCTACACTAACCTCAATTGTTATATCAGCAGCATTTGTACCATCTACGTTTGCAACAAGAATTGTATTTATTTTTGCAACTTTATCAGCTGGAACATCAACTGCTTCTGTTCTAGACGTACCATCTAGTAAGGCAGTTGCGTTTTTAGCATTGATAGTTGCTACGTTTACGATATTTGGTGTTGCCATTGTTGTTTTCCTTTTTTATTATTTATCCAAAGACGATTGCCATTGCGATTGCTTTTCCTACCGATGCAGCAGAACCAAAACTTAGTGTTCCTGATCCATCAGTTTGTAAAAATTGATTTGCACTACCAGCACTTGTTGGAAGTGTCATTGAAGTTGACCCAAATCCAAGTGCGTCTATATA